CCAGTACCACCAAGGATAGCTCTTACTACTGATGTTTGATCAGCGGATTCATCAAATTTTATTTCAAATTTTAAACCAGCCCCAGCAGTTGTAGCATTATAAGTATTGCCTCTTATAAATCTTAGTCTACTTTGTTCTGCGGCGTTACCAACAGCGCCTATTCCAAAACCTGTTCCCGCGTGTAATTTTAAAAAGGAAGTTGTTTCACCAACTTTATTACCATCTAAAATAAACAAACCATAAGCTGTTGAGTTGTCCTTACTAACAGAGTTAATCAAAGAACTTTTTAACATCCAACCAGCTTTTGCTGCATCTGTTGTGGCATTAGTTGAGTCTTCACCAACTAATCTTACCATTGTTACAGGTGATGTTTGAGATGACAACCAAGTTTGAGCTGCGTATGAAGCATATGATGGAGCAGTTGTTCCTGCACCGTCTCTCCAAACGTCTCCAGTTTTTGAGTTACCACCAGGAATTGGAAGACCAAAGACTGCTATATAGTCTTCTAAAGATCTAACTTTGACCGGCTTCATGGCTGGTCCTCTTGCTGTACGTCCAATGATAATTGGTCCGTCATCATCTACCTCAGCAGGTAATATTGACTGATCTACTTCAGTTATCTCGATACCCGGGGATATAAAATCGAATTTTCTAGGCATTAAAGTACTCCTTTTTTAAACACTTATTCGTAATAAATAGTATGTAATAACGTTAAAAACTATATAGGTCTATATTTATTGTTTTTCTTCTTCCATGGCACTCTGTCGTCCAATATGGTTCTTTCTCTGGACAATTTGACTTCAACAATATTCTCTTCTGTGCTTATTTCTGGCTTTGGATCATTGATTCCGTCGCCCATGATATATCCTAAGACCTTTATTGTTATCTTAGTCATGAAAGATCTCTCTTCCTCACCCAAATTTGTTGAATTATTGGTCTGTGTAAACGATTGATCAATAAATGCTTCGTATCTGTGATCGTTGTATTGAAAGAGGAAGTGATTTAATTGACCTGTTCTCGAAATAAACGGCGTTATCATGTCATTCATCTGTTGTTGATACTCTGATCTGATATTGATAGCATAATTTATGGTCACATAAGTAGGCAAAGGTACATTGACCGACTCAGTTACTATTTTTTTGCTGGTTAACGTCTTGAATTTGTCACTTGGATAAGCTGTTTGTCCTTTTGAGTCCTTAAACCCTTTAGCAACAGCTCTATCAACTGTCTTTGATTGTACTACTCTTGTTATAGTTCTATAAGGTCTGGATTTATAAGCTCTAGAAGATGTCTTATCAACCGGAAGATCTGCTTGAACGGCACCTTTGAACGTTTTGTCTTTTGATATGTCAGTTCTTTCAATAGATATAAGAGGTAGCTTTGCTTTTCCAACAGAATCTCGGAAAGATCGGTCATTTTTGATTTGAAAAGTCCTTTCAGCAGACAACCATAATACAGGAACCTTGATCAATCCTTTATTGGTCTTGGTATGTATGTCAAATATCTTATTTATATGATCATACAGGCCCATATCAATGGTTTCAAGGGTCGAAAGTTCAATAGTCTCACTCATAGTCTACTCCGCGTTAAACAAGCCGTCACGGGCTCTTATACAGTCTGCAATTATCTCAAATTTGTGGTCAATTTGTCCAAATAATTGTTTTGGTTCATTTGTTTTTACAATTTCGTAAAAAATTGAGCCATATTTTATAAAATCACCTTCTCTGACAAACAAGTTCTGATCTTCTGTCAATCTTCTCTTGTGAAACTTCACAACAGCAGTGGTCTTTTTGTCTATAGTGACTCCGTCCATGAAAGATGTCTCAACTCCACCATATTCAACAAGAGCATATACTCTAACTGGTGGAAGAAAGTTTTTTTCTATCGCTTCTCCATAGACTGGGTGATAGTTGGTGTGTTGTATATCAATTGGAAAGTAAATTACTTGTTGTCCAACGACTCGTTCAATAACTTCATCGTTTATTTGCTTTACAAGGTTACGCTCCTTCTCTCCAAGAAACAATGGAGGCGGTGGGGCTTCTGGTTTTTTCCATTTGTTATCATCTGACATGCAATTATCCTACAAATATTCCAAGAGGTGAATTTTTGACTATGGCATTTTGATTGTCGACCATGCCTTTGTCCGTTTCTATTAGCTTGCTGTAAGTTGTTTCATCAAGAACCTTAGTCAATTCTTCTCTTAGAGCAGCTTGTTCTTCTTTAGCTTGTCCTAATAATTCGGAAGCATTTAGATTAACAGATTCTCCGGGAATTGGAACAGTGTTACCAAACTTGCCTCTAATTTGTCCAAGAACTTCTTTTGATAAAGCAAGAGAAAATCGTCTTATCCATTGTTTACCAATAGAGTTGATGTTTTCATAAGGAAGGTTCTGAAAAGGGAGTGTGTTCATATTGTTAACACCATTTTGTCCTGACTCTACGTCGTCCTCAAAAGGAGAGTTTGTCTCAACTGTAAATTTGAACCAAAACTGTTCCGGCGACACACTGGTTGGTATTGGATATAATGTCAACTTGTTGTCAATAATTTCATATGAATAATGAGAAGTTCTTGTATAAAGATGATCCTCATAAGCTATGGCTTGCATTTTATTATGATAAGCTGGAATAACTTGAAAAGACGAGTCATCTGCAAATTGTCCATAATTATGAAAATTACCAACAACATTTAGTCCACCATAATATCCATAAAATCTCCACATTTGTTGAGGAGATATGTAATACATTCTTCTTATCTTTATTCTTTTTGATCCAACAATACTGGTAAAATCAGAATTTGCTTCAACAATTGCTTGCAAATCATAGTCTTGTTGATTAGCTACTGTTGTAATAGAAGCGCTGTAGATCGGTTCAGTTCCACCTATACCAGCTTCTGTTGCGAACTTATCACCCATTTTGAAAGCATAGTCAAATGTAAACTTTGGATATTTTAAAGAAGCCCCATCGGTTCCGGAAGATATTTCTCCTTTGTGATCAAAAGACGCTGTTGGAGATCCAAGAGCAGCACCAAGGCTGTTTTTTGCTTGATGTCTGTTAACAATATAAGAGTATTCTAAGCATGCTTCTTCATATGAAGCAAAAACAGAACCACTTGTTAGTTCTATATCAAGAACGTCTCCTCCAAGTCTTTTATAAGTAAAGGCAACTTGAGCAACAGCTCCTGTTACAAACTCAGCAGAAGCAGTATATGCTCCTATAGGACATGCAGCGATAACTTGTGAGTCTGCTGCCGCTATGGAATCACTTAGTATAGATGATACACTGCTTGGCAATGTAATTGCCGATGTTGTTGATGTTGGTGTTAAGGTGGGTAAAGACATACATGGAACCTCCGTTCCCTTTAAATAGTTTTAGACAAAAGAAAAGCCCCATGCAATTGGAGAGCGTGGGGCATACGGAGGACTAACACATGTGCATTAATTATTATACAATGTAATTAGTCTATTCCTCTGAAGAAGTCGCTTTTTTCTTTGCGGCTTCAGCTTTTTTCTTTGCAGCAGCTTTTTTCTTAGCTTCATCAGCTTTACGCTTTGCTTCGGCTTGCGCCTCTGCTTTGCGTTTGGCTTCTTCTGCTTGTTTAGCTTTTTTGCTATTAATTCTGTGAGGTAACATATTAGAATCCCCACGATTGATCATAACCACGCAAGATAATTTGCAATTTGCCTTGTGTATATGGAATCCCAGGGTTATCATCATTAGAGGTCATGTAAAGTCCTTTACCATCTTGATCTGCCAGTGTTATTGCAGTTGCTTCTGGGTTAGCAGCATCAGCATCATCAGCAGGGATGAAAAATCTATCTCCTGCGGCCATAGCACTTCCTTTAGCGCATAAAGCTAATGAAGTAGTTAAGGCAGTATCAAGTTTGTTTCCAGCGGCATACGTAGCAAATTCTACATCAATATCTGCTGCTTCTGTTCCGTTTGGAGCCTCAACAACAATTACTTCTGCCTCAAATAGACGCCCATGAACATCATTTTCCCAAACCATAAGATGGTTTCCTGCAACACCAGCTGCGATAGCGTCGGTCTCGTTAGCACCAGCAGCAGCATTGTGTCCACCAACTGCACTTCCATTATCCTTTGAGGAATGGAAAGTGAGACCACCGGCTTTTCCTTGTAAGTCTACAAGAATTTCAGTGATAATAACTCGACCTTCTTTACGCATTGTATGTGATACAACAGCATCTTTTATACCAGCACCAGCTTGGTATGATGAATCAGTATCGGTTGAACCAGCTTTCAATAAAGCATTAAGCCTTTTGGTTCCTAATCTTCTATTTCCCATAATATTTTCTCCTTTTTAAAATTATGGACCTGTTTTCTGGTCAGTTTCTACCAGCCCCATTCCGGTAGAGACAGTGAGCAGGGGCCTCGCTCAAAGGAGACCAGAATTCAAGTCGTAGTAAATAGTTTTCAAAAAAAGAAAAGCCCCAAGGAAAATCCAAGGGGCTCTCATGATGAATTAATTCAACCAATCAAAGATTAGCTAGAACCTTCTTCACCAAGAAGACCACGAACGATTACAAGACCGTACATATCAGGACGAACCATCTTCTTAGCGTATCGAGTCATTACACCTTTACGGGGTACAAAGTCCTCAACACCGAAGATTGTAGGTGTTGTTTGTAGTGGAACGTAAGGAGCATAAACGTATCCTGATTCTAAGAAAGAACCACCTTTACGTCCAACAAGAATAGCGTTTCTTGGGAAGTAAGGATCAA